CACCTCCAGTAGCTAATGTTTGTTGAGCTGATGCCCATATTTCACCAATATTATCAATAAAAGCAGCCTCATCAATTAATAGCAAAGATACTGCTTCGGATCTACCTGCATCTGAACTCGCTGATGTTGCTTTGATTTGAGAACCATTTGTTAATCGTAATGTTAATTTATTATTTTCTTCAGCATCTATTTTAAGCCATGAAGGTAAATTTTCATACATAAATTTTACCTTTGTAACCATATTTTTAGCTGTTTCCTGTTTTGTAGCGATACAAAGTATGTTTTTGTCTTTATGGAAAATCATTAACCATAAAGAATATCCTGCGGATAATGTAGATATACCTAGCTGTCTAGATTTTAGGATAATCGAATATGGATTATCACGCATTAACGTTAATACTTTTTCTTGGAATGGGTATAAATTAAATTGTATACGACCACGTTGAGGATGTTGGATGTAGCAGTATTTACGCATAAAATGGACAGGATCCTTTTTACACCTAAGGTATTCTTGTTTTATAACTAATTTAAAATCAGACATTAGTTTAGTATAGAGGCTACAGCGACTGCTAAAAGTAAACCAGCACCACCCATTAATTTTGTTTTTAACCTTTGTTTTTTAAGGTCTTGTTGTAATCGATTTGCTAATTCTTTTTGGGTTGTAAATTGCTCATCTTTTTTAGCAATTATATTTTGATAGTTTGTAAGTTGGGAGTTTAAGTTAGAAACTAATTCCGTTTGTATATTTAATCTAATGTTGGTTTCATCTATAATAGATTTGAGGGTTATCATTTCTTCTGATAAGCCATCATATTGGATTAAATCTTTTATAACTAATTTAGCAATAGGTTTAGTTAATTGAATCTGACTGTTGATATCTATTTGTGAAAAACTGCTCCAGCTCATCATCACTAAAATTATTGACAGCATTAAGTTGTCTTTTAGTTTCTTTTTTGATAACATATATTTTAGTATTAAGTTTTTCTATTCTTTTATCTGATTCTATTAGTTTTAGACCTAGTGAATCTGCTTTTATAACTAAAGAATCATTTTTAGCGTGTAATGAATCTACTTTTGCTTCTAATGCTTCTATTTGAGCGTCATATACTTTAACATAACTTTCTTTTTTATCAAAAAATGTAAAGACTATTATGCAAGCACCTATTATAACTAATGTTGGTAAATTACGTTTTAACCACATTCTTATTATTTAATTTTTTTTAACTTTTCGTATTTTTCTTTAGCATCTATATACTCAGCACTTTGAGATATTTTTTTCATCATTTTTAGTGCTGCTTCTTTCGCTTGATCACCTTCAGCATCTTTATACATTTCAAGGTGTGTTTTTAATTCTTTTCTTAGTCTATTATAGTCTTTAACTATAATATCTTCTTTAGAAGCTGATTTTTCTACTTCAGTATCACCTGCGGGTGCATCTTCTTCTTCACTTAAACCTGCTTCTTTTTTAGCTTTAGCTAAATCATCTATAGCTGCCTTAAGTTCTTTAGTTTTTTCAATTTCTGCCTCAGTATCCTCAGATAGGGTAGAGATAATTTGTTCTTTGATATAATCTTTTAATTCAGATTTTTTCATTATAGTAGAGTTTTATTATAAATATGTTAAAGACCTACAAACTTTAATATTTGTTCTATACGTTCTTCTGTATTACCCTTAATTACTTCAATATTATCTATTCTATGACTATATCTTTTAATAAGTGTAGTAATACTAAAATCAATTACATCCCTATAATATTCATCTGTTTCACGAACTCCATTATCTTCAATAGGAATACCTTCAGGAGAAATATAAAATATATAATCATATTCTCTCAAAAACTCAATAGCATATTGTTCAAATGCTTCTTTATCCTTATAATCAATAGATTTAGCATTCATAGTAAATGCCATAACATCAATAATAGTTCTATCTGTAATGATGTCTTTATGCATTAATTCGGCACAACGTTCAGCTAAAAATACAGTTTGACCTTTTAACGTTGAGTCTGTATTTAATGGAATACCCAGATCACTTAAATATTTACTACGTTCAGTAGCAAAATTATAGTTTTTAAATTGATCTAATTCTTTTAAGGCATTAACTAATGTAGTTTTACCTACACTCATTGTACCACATAAACCTATTTTCATATTATTTTTTTAATAACCAACTACTACTTTGAATTTTATCTCCTAATCCATCTACCAATGTAATACCTAATTCGTTACAAACCAAGCTTTCTGGTATGGTTTCGTTTGTTTGATCTCCACCATTTGCAAATGTTAAATCAAACACATCCCCAAATTTATGATGAATCATTTTTAATGATTCAACTTGGGTTTTATCTTTATCTATTGAAATACAACTATACCCAACGTATTTAATAGCTTGAATGATTTTTAGGCGTTCATTTTCGTCTTGAAATTCTTTAGAACCTTTTAATTTTCTTTGATGGTCAGAATTAACTAATACAATAAGAAAATCTCCAAATCCTTTAGCATTCTCAAATAATTCTAAATGACCCTTGTGGATCGGGTTAAAATAACCCGATACCACAATTGCCTTTTTTTTATTAATTTCTTGCTGCTCCTGCATCTGCTAAGATTGATGGTGTTTTATACCATGGTAATCCACTCCATTGAGTTTTAAACTCTTTCCATTCTTCTTGAGAATATTGGATACCATAAAGATAATACTCCTTTTTATCAGAACTAATTAAAGCGGGACCCTCCCAATTGTGAAGTTTTTTACCCCACAAAAAGTAGGTAGTACCTTCTAGGTCAGTGAAACTTGTAGATGAGGGCCAACCTTCTTCTACTTCATAATCCTCTCTATTAATATGATAATTTTTAAGATGATTATTAAACTCTTTCATTGTAGAAACGAGTTCATTGTCTTTATTTCTTTCAAAATATTCATCTAACTCATTTTGAAACCTCTGTAAACGTTTTGATAATGCCATATTTTAATTTATTTACGTAAATATACGAAATTATTTTAGTTTTTCCAAAATTTTCTCAGCTACTAGTGTACCTTGACTACCTGATACTGTAATACCTCTAGCACTTAAGGCATCACCTACAAAGTGAACATTTGGATATTTAGTTAAAGATAAATCATCATAATTAACTAATGGTTCAGGTGAAAGATATTTTACTTCAGGAACATAAATACCCCAATCATCCTTAAGTGTTGGGAATACTTTTTTCATATCTTCAATAAAATCATAAACATAACCAAAATATGGTTGCATTGCCTTACTTATGTGATGTAAAGTATCTACTTTAACAGCTGATACATCTACACCTTCAGATGTTGTAGATGGCTCTCTAGTTGGGCTATAATATAGACCAGTACCATTTTCCTGTAGTTTATTTACTACTTCTCTAGACCAATCAAATGGTTTATCTATACCTCTAACTTCCATTAGAATACCAAAGTTAGTCATATCATTTCTAAATGATTCATCCTTTTTAGCATGACCGTTGTAGCTATGATCTCCATATGTTTCTTCTACAGCAACATAAGCAGCGTTATTATTGGTACAAAATGATCTTAGTGATACTCCTTTATCTTCATATTTTCTATATAATTTGAAATCGTAAGAAACATCAATTAATTTTTGGAAGTGTTTTTGTGGTGCTTCAAATCTAACACCTATTTGTACTGGTTTAGGTTCAGTTGGTAAATCATATTTTTCAGCTAATTTTTTACCAAAATCAATACCTGATTTGCCTACACCAAAAATAAGTTCATCATATTTATTTCCAAATTCTCCACACATGACCATTTGATTGTCAAAATCGATATCTGTTACTTTAGTTTCCCATAAAAATTCTACACCACCATCAACTAAGAAATCATACCAATTTTTACCTATTTCATGTAAATAATCAGTACCAACGTGCCATACTGGAAATAGTCTTAATCCAAAGTATGGTTTAATAAAATCTGGTTCTGCAATTGGGTTTGAACATTGTACTTCTTCTGGTTTAGGGTGGAAACGTTTAAAGTTTTCAATCACTTGATCCATCAACTCCATTGCTTTTTCATCACCAGTATATTTAGAAAGATGACCACCAATAGCTGTATGGTAAGTCAATTTACCATCACTCCAACCACCTGCTCCTAAAAAGCCAGTCATTACCTCTTCATAAGGCCTTTTATATGGGTCTTTACCCATATCAATGATAGTAATTTTACCATCAAATCCATTGTCAACTAGCTTAGTAGCAGCATTTACATTTGCTACACCTGCTCCAATTAATACTATGTTTTTACTCGCCATAAAATCTATTTAAAGTATTATACATTCCTGCTACTCCAAAACTAGCACCATGTTTTTTATTTTGTTCTAAAAAAAACATCATTAATCTTTGAAATGAATTACCTTCATTTTTTCTTACTAAGTAGAATTCTTTATCTATATTCATCTATACTTCTATTTTTAACACATTAATATACGAAAAAAAAATGTGGTCTCCAACGGAGGCCACAGATCTCTTTAATTATTTCTAATCGGATAGGCTATGAATCTATCCTATATGTTTTTTATTTTAACTTTATTATAAGTAATCCATTTCTATTTGTTCTGCCCAGTGGTCAGAATTAAAAGTTTGTTCTCCTTCTCCCGCTTCATCTGCGTGAAAGTTTTTTATACCATCAAATGCCTCCTCAAATGTATCATCATCTAACTCATCACCTATTACTGCTTTTACAGCGGCTTTAAATTTAGGAGGAACTTCTTCTAAAGAGTTTCTATCTCCATCCCAATTCCACATCACTGCTTCTTTTAATAACTTACCTTCAGCTAAATATTTTTTTAAATCAAAGTTATCCATTTTTTATAAATTATATTTTATTACTGCGATTTTATTTCCAGCGATATTAATTATTTCTGGGTCTGTGTCATCATCACCAAAACCACCACCTTTAAAATCCATAGGTACTTCATCAGCTAGTTTAAATGAAAATCCAGCAAATTCGTCTACATCAGTAGCTGAAGCATCATCATTGTTGTCAATGTCCCAATTTGCTAATTGAGTACCTAGTTGTTGTTCTACTTCAGCTTGGTTACGTTGTAATACCATAAGAAGTTGATTGGACTTACTATCTTCAAATAGCCTACCTTCTGCTAAATATTTTTTTAAATCAAAATTATCCATTTATTTTTATTTTTAAAATCGACTGGCTATGAATCAGTCTAGATGTTGTTTTTTGCTATGAGTTATATTTAAATGATAGACCAATAACTTTACCAACCACATCAGTACCTGCACTGAATTTATAGTCAAAATTACCAGAAGAAAGGCTAGTAGTTCCCTGTTTAATCATGTCATATGCTTTATCAAATAAAGCTTCATCTCCTTCAAAATCTTCTCTATAAACTTTTGTGCTACCTTCATTTCCTTCAGCAGTTTCAAAAGCAATATCCGCTAATTTTTCTAATGAGTTTTCTTTTAATAAGCGACCTTCAGCTAAATATTTTTTTAAATCAAAATTATCCATTTATTTTTATTTTCAAATCAGTTGTACCTTTTAATATTCGGTGTATTCTACCTTCTGTTATAAATATACGATCTCCCTTTACTAATTCAAAGGGTAATTCATTATCCATTTGTAATTCCCATCCTTTGCCTTCTAATACTTCGATATCTCTATCTTCAGCATCTTGATGCCAAACTAATTCTAGTTTATTTACATCTTTCGAAAACGTTCTTATATTACCTTTATTTTTGTATGGATCCATTTTACCAGAAAGTATTCATTTTAGCACCTAATCCTAATGCTGGAGCGTATCTTGGTAAATTACATGACCAATATCCTGCTTTAGTTCTATCTTTTTTATTTTTACAATTATGTCTAGCGGCAAATGCAGTACGAGCTTCTTTGTTTTTAATTTTAGCTCTTAAACCACCTGATCCAAATGATACTTTTTTAATCTTTTTAGTTTTAGGATCACGTACATAAACATAATATGCTTTTGAACCACCACGTTTTGGTTTATTTAATGGTGGGTCTTTTTTTTCTTTTTTCTTAGCCTTTTTCTTTTCATTTAATGGTCGTCCATCGTCATCATATCCTACCCCATGATCTTCTTCATCGTCTTGTTGTTCTTGGTCTGGGTTGTAAGATTCATTTAACATAGGTAAATCTAAAGGTACAGATACACCTTCATATACAGCAAATTCACCTAAATGTGTTTTAATTAGTGCTTCATCATCTTCACATAAATCGATTACATTTCTAGAGTACATTTTTCTAGCTTCCTTAATTAAAGCTAAATGTTTATCTGAACCAATACGATATACTGTTTCAAATAATGGTATTTTTTTATCTATGTGATATTGTAGGCCTTCAGATAGTAAAGACTTAACTTTACCTTCGGTTAATAAAGGTCCTTTTGTTTCACAAGTATTACATCCGCAATCACACATATTATTTTGTTTTATTTAATACCAGAATATTGAAATTTTAACATCCCCATTTGACCTAATCTACCTACATTACTAGGTGGTCTGCCGGGTTTGACACTTTTATCACTTCTGATAGTCATTTTTAATTTTAATTCTTCATCCGTAGCACCTTCAATTATTATATAAAATCCTTGAACTGAAGAATCATCCATAACAGCTTTAAAAGATTTAATTGATCCTAAGGTAGAAGCTAGTATATCTGATTTTTGTGATGCACTATTTCCTACTGCTTTTACAAGTATTAAAGGTATTTCTTGTTCTTTTTGAAGGTTAAAGCTATTAGATACCCATTCTTTAAATTCTTCTAAACTTAATGAATTAATGGCATCAATAACTACTTCTCTATTTACATTAAGCATCTCTCTATAAAGGTCATTTGCTTCAGTTTCATCTTCTAAATAAAATTGAACATATAAATCTACTACAGCTTTTTTATATGCTTTTGAAAAATAGTTTGAGGCATTAACACCCTCTATATTTTTTATTCCTGGGATTTTGCTATAAACTCTACCCCACATTTCTTGGTATAAAGTAGGTAAAAAATCTTCTTTACCCATGGCATTCAATTGAGTAGTAACAAAGGAATTAAGTAATGGTTCTGTTGATTTTTCAGTTCCTGCTTTTAATGACACCCCTACAATTGATCCATCTTTAAAAAAGATAAATATATCTCCAGCATGTCCACTAGGTACTCCTTCTGGTTTTGCTCTATAACCCCAAACGACATAATCTATGGGGTTTTTACTATTTAAGTTATAAAGCCAATTAGTTATCCCTATAGCATTTTGAAATTTTTCATCTAACATTTTAGGAGATAATACCTCCTCCATTGTATCAAAAATATTTTTTGCAGATTGTTTATCACCTGAATTAACAAAAGCTTTACTATTAAGAGAATGGTTTTTTACAAAGTCTTTAAAATCTTCTACTGAAGATGGTTTGTATCCGTCATTAAAGGCTAATGCTGGGGGTAGTTCTGTTATAGCTGCTGATAAAGTAGTATCAACTCTACTCTCATTTTCTTCTAAGCTAAATTTTTTACCTATAGCTTCACTAATAAGTGATTCCAATAACAAAACATCCTGAGCATTATTCATGTCAGGATATCCTTTATCAAATTTATAGGAAAATTTCTTAAAAAACTTATCGAATACGTCCATTATGCTTCATCTGTTTCTTCTGTTTCGGTTTCTATACTTTCGGCATCATCAATATCAGCACCAGCACCTATTGCTGTTTTCCCACCATGAGCTAGAATACGAGATATAGCTTTAGCACACATCTCTTCTTCATCAAGGTTCAATAGGTAATATTTTTTACCTGATACTTTAGCTATCCAACTTCTAGGGTCAAATATAAGAAGAAAGTTTTCACCATTCAACAGATTTATACGGAAAGTTGAAGGACGGGGAGATACCCAATCTACTGATTCTAAAAATTTATCAAAATCAACTGTAAGTAAATCTATAATAACTGCTTTAAGTTCAGGAAATTTAACTAACTCATCATATGCGATAGCAGCATCTTCTCCTTTACCCCTTTCCTTGTAAACTTTTTTTACAAGTACTTTGATTTTTTCTTTTAATTCTGATGCTGTCATTATTTTGTAGATTTTTTACCTAATGCTTCTTTAACGTGTTTTTGGATAAGATGTTTTAGAGGTAATTCAAATTTAGTATCAGCATCTACTTCGATTTTTGCTTCATCCATATTACCAACTCCTGATACTGGGCCTCTATCAGCATAATAATCTTGTTGTCTTTTTGCTTCGGCATTTTTAGCATCTTGAAGAGCTTCAATAGCATCCATTATTATATTAGAAGATAATATTGATACTCTTCCTTTAGCGATTGTTTTACCCATAGGAGTT